ATGCAAGCAATTGGAGTTCCGCCGATCTTAATGGAAGGTGGAAATAACGCCAATATCAGCCCAAATTTACGACTATTTTACTTAGAAACAGTAATGCCTATTGTTAGAAGATTTACTTCTTCTTTAGAAAGATATTACGGTTACGACATAGAAGCAATTACAAGCTCTGTTGGCGCATTACAGCCAGAATTAAAAGAGCTTGCCGCATACCACTCAACACTAGTTAATGCAGGAACTATTACTGCTAACGAAGCACGAAAAGAATTACGTTATGAGCCTATAGCAGGCAATGACGAAATAAGGATACCAGCTAATATTGCTGGTTCAGCTGCTAACCCAGCTCAAGGAGGACGTCCCGCCTCCGCTAAAGAATAACAAGGGGTAATATGGTAGACAAAAACAAAGTACTGCACCTAAACAGTACATTCATCAAAAGTGAAACACTACCTACCAAAGACGGAATGATCGACTCTATCACAATCGAAGGTTACGCAAGTACCAATGATATGGATAGACAAGGTGACGTTGTCCCGACTAATGTCTGGGAAGCGGGAATGGAAAATTACTTAAAAAACCCAGTAATTTTAGCCTACCACGATCATTCAGAGCCAGTCGGTAGGATGATAGAACATAGAATTGACGGCAAAGGATTGTGGATTAAAGCCAGAATCTCAGCAGCTGCTGACGATGTGTTTAATCTTGTAAAGGACGGCATACTGACCGCATTTAGTATTGGATTCCGTATCTTAGATGCAGAGTACAACAGTGCAGCAGAAGTGTTTGTAGTTAAGGAACTGGAATTGCACGAAATATCAGTAGTGTCAGTACCAGCTAATCAAAATACAATATTTAGTCTTTCTAAAGCGTTTAACGACGCAGAAGAATTTAAATCTTTCAAAATGCAATTTGCACCCAAAAGCGAGTCAGCTAAAGGGCTAGAATCCTCTACGGAAGCAAAAAGCGACATTAATAAGGAATGGAACATCATGGATCCAAAAGAATTAGAAACATTGTTAGCAGCTACAGCACAAAAAGCCGCTGAACAAACAGCAAAAGCTATTGCAGATCAAAATGCAAAAGCACAAGCTGATCAAGCTGCAAAAGCACAAGCTGAAGCAGACTTAACAGCAAAAATCAAATCAGCAATGAGCACAGTAGATACTGGTGCTGAGCGTTTACTAGCCGAAGTTGAAAAGCGTCTAGCTGCAACTGAAGAAAGCCACAAAGGTGCTCTAGAAGGTCTAGAAACTGCTCTAAGAGAAAAAGCTGCCGAAATTGAAGCTATCACAAAGTCTCGCATGACTTTCAGCGACAGCAAGCAAGATGGTATGGCTTACGCTGACAAAGAAAAAGCAGTTATGCTAGCTAAAATGACTGGCAAAGCTCTAGAAAGCACAAAACTAGGTCGTGATCTAGTACAAAAATACGGTGCTCACGTACCATCAGCTACCTGGGAACAAGAAGTATCTTTAAACCTAGAGTCTGAAGTTCGTCGTCGTTTAGTTGTTGCTCCTATTTTCCGCAACATTGCTATGCAGACCAACGTAATGACAATTCCAGTAAATCCAGAAGCAGGTACTGCTACTTGGGTTACTAACGCTGACTTTGGCGCTGTTCCTGGAAGTGTTGGTGTTGCTGGTGCAAGTGCTGGTGGCAATGCTACTCATGCATTAAAAGAGATTACTCTAAATGCATACAAACTAGCTACAAACGAGTACACAGCATACGAAGAAGAAGAAGACGCACTATTGGCTCTAATGCCAATCATCCGTGACGGTATGGTTCGTCGTGTTGCTCGCGCTGTTGACAAAGCATTCTTGTTAGGTGCTGGTTCAGGCGGTGACCCTGTTAAAGGTCTAAGCATCTGGGCAAGCAATACTACAGCTACTGGTAACACAGTTGCTGCTGGTATGACAGTTGCTAAAATGCGCACTTTACGTCAAGGTCTTGGTGCTTGGGGTCTAGACCCACAAGAAGTAATTTATATCGTTAATACCGATGTATATTACCAGTTGCTAGAAGACACAGTCTTCCAGACAATGAACCAAGTTGGTACACAAGCTACATTACTAACTGGTCAAATCGGCCAGATCGGTGGCAGCCCAGTATTAGTTTCCGCAGAGTTTGCTACCCCAGGAACTGGTGTTGCAGGCGCAGTCTGTGTAAACCCAGGTAACTTCATTGTTGGTAACCAACGTGGTCTACGCATTGATACTCAAGAATTAGTTGAAACACAACGCCGTGTTATGGTAGCTAGCCTACGTACCGGTATGACTCGTGTTACTACTAACCTAGGTAACGCTGTAACAGCACACAAGTACACAGCATCTTAATTTTATTAAGTAGTTGATGTTGACAGGGCTTAACCGCCCTGTCT